ATACGAGATCAAATTCTTGAATATACGGAAACTGATTATTGTTATTTACCTCACGTATTTTTTGACGGCAATAGTGACATTTTGTGTAAAGGCCATACTAATACATCGTATCAATTCACAAAACCTTATTATTTTCATGCAAAAGGTGCGCAGGACATGATGAACTTTATGGGTATTGCTATTACCAATAGTACGGATAACCTAAGCTCATCAAAATTCATTGTCATGGAAGAAGCACTCCCCCAGCAAGAGGATTATCTAGACGCTATTACAAACCCACAGCGTGCTAACACTATCATCGTAAGAGCATATAGCGAGAATAACCCAGATAAGCCAATCCCAACTCCTATACGGGAAGTGCAATACCCAGCATTGCCTCCCGAGGTCATGGCTACATTCAATCAATCTGTGCAATTCATACAAGCAATACTCGGTAGTGGTGCATCAAATCCAGAGAATGCTCAAGATTACATATCAGGAAAAGCCATAATAGAAGCAAGCAACGCGGATAATGCAGCAGGGATGCCATACACGATAGGGTATCTCGCAGGACTTGAGCAGATGGCACGTATACACGTAGATTTGATGCCTAAGTATTTATTAGGAAAGCGCACTATTCCTGTTGTAAATAGAGAAGGGGATAAGATTTATCAAGATATCAATATCCCAGGAAAGCCCTCTCTTAATTATGAGTCAGGCGCACTTAAGGTTCAGATTGATGCGGGAGTTAACTTTCAGGTTGAGAAAAATAAGGCACTGCAAGCAATCATAGGACTTACAGGGTCAAACCCTAAGCTTGCCGAATTCTTCTCTAGTGACTTTGGCCTTCCAATTTTGCTTGATAACTTAACTATCTATGGCGCTGATAGACTTAAAGATGCAGCTGGCAAATGGATGGAGCAACAAAAAGAGCAACAAGCACAAGCTATGCAATTGCAACAGCAAATGATGATGAATGATCCACGCATGATTAAGGCGCAAGCTGATGTTAAGAAGGTTGAGATTGAAGAGCAAGAGTTGATGCTTAAAGCAGATCAACAAGAATTCGATAAACAAATAAAAGTTGCACAGTTAGCGCTCGATCAAGAAAGAGTACAGAACGAAGCTATTCTCACCCAACATGAAGCAGCGCAAGAAGAGGTCAATGCAGCAGTTCAACGCGAGAAAGCACAAGCTGAAATCGTAGCACACAGCCTTGATGCCGCATCTAAACTTGCATCGATTGAACATGAAAGACGCATGAATGAACATGATTCTATTAGAAAATCTGTTGAGTTACATCACAAGATAAAGAGTGATCATGAAAAGAATGAAATCACTTAAGGTTTTTATTTTTATTCTACTGATAGTTGATATTTACATCATTATTGATTGTAGCGCACATAGTAAATTTATTACTCATGATACTGAGTATCTTTATGATGATTGTTAAAGGGAGTTAGCAATGACTAGTAAGTATAAAATAACAGCAAATGACTTAGACCAAAAAGGTGGCGTTGAGCGCTTGGAATCTATGGGCCATGATAGAACATCAATCCATGATGCTATGTTTAAAATAACAGATGGGATTAGCAACAAGGATAGAACAGAGCTTATGACAAAATTTTATAAGCGTAATCTAGAGACACGTTACGGGAAGCCTACACGATGGATATAAGAAAAGAAATAATGGCAACTTACCTAGGTACTCTTAGAGCTATTTTAGAACTGATAGATTCTATGTCTAATCCTAGTATTAAGAAGCTTAGAAAGCTAATTGATTTAGAAATTAAGGGATTTAAAGAGCCAAGGAGAAGCAAAAATGGCAGAGAAAAAGAAGTGGATACAAAAGATGCACATGAAAAAGGGTGCCCTGCATGAAGAGCTTGGGGTTCCAGAAGGTAAAAAAATCCCTGCTAAAAAGCTAAAGAAAGCCGAGCACAGCACTAACCCAACGCTTAGAAAACGTGCGGTTTTAGCTGAAACACTAGGTAAACTACGAGGAAAGTAAAATGCGTGATAAACCAAAATCAGGTATGAAGAAAAAGCAAAACAAGAAGCACATGGATGTTCAAGAGGATAAAAAACTCGTGAAGGACATGGTTAAAGGGAAATGTCTTAAGGGGAAATAAATGCCTTTCAAATCCAAAGCCCAGGCGAGATATCTTTTCGCTAAAGAGCCAGAGGTAGCCAAAGAGTTTTCATCAAAAACCAAAAGCATTAAGAAGCTACCAGAACATGTGAAGCCTAAAAAAAAGAAATAAGGAGATTACAGTGTCATACCAAAGCATGGGCGATAAAAAGCACAAAATAGTAGACAAAGAGCGCGTATCAGGTGGCAAGAATATGAAGCGTAAGGATATGCCTATCGTTGACCCACTCACTGCCGGTAAGCGTGAAGCAGTTCATGAGCGCACACGCACAAAGACACCTCAGACAGAGGACAAAGCATATAAAGTTAAGATGCGAAAGGATAGAAATCAGTGATTGTATGGATTAAATACATTGCCGCTAAAACATTTAAGTTTCTATTCACCGATATTAACTCCAAGATTGAATCGCTATGCGATCTCTATAAAGATTTGCAGCAAGATTATTTTAGTTTTAGATTAAGAGAAGCAGAAAATAGAGAAATTATTGGAAAGATTAAAATTCTTGAAGAACAACAAGAAATAATGCACAATTTCCTCGTTGAAATCAACAAGTACCTTTCACAAAAATCTCAGGGAGAGAGTCATGGCAATGGAGTCAATGGGCAAGAAGGACGCTCACAAGAAAATGCATCATCATCACAAAGAGATGCACAAACATCACATGAAAGAAATGAAGCACCATGAGAAAGAAATGGAGCGACATGAATCCCGCAGCAAAAAAGAACACTCCAAAAAAGAAAAATGTATGTAATTTATTAATTAAGGACAATTATTGTCATTAATTAATTTATGAATTATGATAAAACCATATATTACGTTGCCACACGCTAAAATGGCCGATTCTTTACACGTAAAGTAATGCTTGCATACGGTGACACCGCCAATCAGTCAATAAAGAGGATTTATGACAGAAGAAATTGAAGCAGTTGAGCAGGATTTAGAGCCTGTTGTTGATGCTGAAGCTAAAGCGGAAGAGCCTAAGAAGACATTTACAAGTGATGTCGTAAAGAAGGTTGTTGAACGCGAAAAGGCTAAAGCATTTGAACGAGGAAAGAGAGAGGCGCTAATGGAATTGCAGCAACAAGAAAACGCTCCTGCTGAGACTATGCAGAATCAAGTCCAACAACAACAGCAGCAATCTGTTGGAATGGGTGGAATGAAGCAGATGTCACAGGCTGATATTGAGCGAATGATTTCAGAGCGCGCGCCGATGGCTTTACAAAAACACGTTCAAGAATTACAGCAACAACAGATGGTTAATACCTTTGTTGCTAAGATGCAACAAGCAGAACAACAATATCCTGGTCTTGAAGAAGAGCTTAATAACCTTAATTACAATGACCCAAGAATGACTTCATTTATCTCTATGGCTAATCAGCTAGAAAATACAGGGGATATTATGAAGGAAGTGCTAGACAATCCGACAAAGATGGAAAGTCTATTGAATATGTCGTACAACCAGCCATATCAAGCACAAAAGGCATTGAAAAGTTTAAGTGATTCAATAAGAACAAATCAAACTGCAAAAAGCGAGGAAGCGCAAGCACGCGATCCTCTGTCACAAATTAAATCCTCGACTACATCTGGCAATGCAGAGAAGAGTCAGCATGATATGTCTAGCGAGGAATTAAGACGACTACTCGTTAAGAAATTTAAATAAAATATCATAGCTGATTCTCTCTAGTTTTTTTAATTCACACGGAGAGGAATTAGTTATGTCTACAACACCAGTCAATATTTTACAAAATGTGCAGCTCTATATTAAAAGTGAGCTTGCATGGCTTGATAACGAGTATTGGGGTATATCAAACTCCAATAAGTCGTTGGAAGAATTTAACGACCGCCCAGGTAACCTAGGTGACGTTATCACATTCGACGCAACCCCTCGTTACATCTCTTACGATGGTCTTGTAATTACCGAGCAACCTTCAGTTCAGCGTCTACAATCTTTGATTTGTTCACAAGCAAAGAACGTATCAGCAGCTTACACTGATGAGCAGTTCATCTTCAATGTTGAACAATATATGGATAGATTTGGTATTGCAGCAGCCAAAGAAATTGGAGCTGGTGTAGAAACCGATATCCTGAAGAATATTGTTTCAGGCGTAGTAGGTAACAACCCCAATAGCCCTGAATTCGGACAAGCACAAATCAATTCCGGTCCTTTCAGATTCTTCGGAGATGGAATAAATCCGATCAATTCGTATCAACAATTAGCACAAGCTTGGGCAAATTTTACGGCGTTTGGCGCATCTACGCACATGAAGCGTGGTGTTATACCAGTTGACTTAGTTCCTGCAATTGTTGGCACTGGTTTAAACCAATTTGCACCAACTCGAAACGATGATATTGCTAAGGCTTGGGAATTAGGCTCATACGCAGGTCTTGACGTGAAATGGGGTGTATCTAACTTACTACCAATTCATGTTGCGGGCTTTGTGGGTAATGCGGCAGCTCCTAATAACATTTTAACTGTGGTATCCACAAACGACCCTACAGGGCAAAATGTTACTCAAATCACTTTCACTGAACCTACTGGCTCTACCGCTGCCAACGCTATTTTGGCTGGAGATTTATTGCAGTTCAATGATGGAGTGCCCGGAAAACCAAATATGAGATTCCTTACTTTTATTGGTCATAATCCTACCAGATTGCCTGTTCAATTTAGAGCAATTGCTAATGCAAACTCTGTTGCAGGTACTGTGGTTGTTAATGTTCAGACCATTAATAACAGCATCGGTCTTGTATGGGCGCAGAACCAGAACCAGAACTTAAACAATGTGATTCAAGCTGGCATGACTTGTACTGTT